CCATCTGGATTCTCAAAAAATGCTTCAGGGGCATATTTCTGGACATCTTGAGCCATGATACCACATGAGATATCTTCAATCTTGTCATCATATTCCTTACGATAAGAGTAGGTTTTTAGTTTCTCAATGACATCGAGCGCTGATACCTGACTGTCTTGGATATTAGTCTTGTATCTACGGTCTGAAATATCCTTGTTCAAAGAAACCCAAGCATAGCCTCCTGATTGTCTATATAGATAGGCATATCCAGCATTTTCTTGTATTCTCGTAAACGTATCAGAGTGCAGATAGTATCCAACTTTATTTTTTTCTCTGTCAATGAAATAAAAAATATTACCAGTGACTTCAAGATTACCGTGGACTCGAGGGACATTCCAGAATTGCGCTTTGTTGTAACAATGCATCTCGCCATCGCTATTTACGAACCAGGCATAATTACCTGGTTTATCCCAGTTGTTCCCCCAGTTTACCCATAAAGCTGTTTGTTTAACTCTCCAACCACCGTCGGACATACCGACACGGAAGCTATTACTTCCTGTTATCCAGAATGTTGTCGGGTCTTTATCGTGCGTACCAAATTGGAATCCACCGATTTTACCCTTGTAACCTTCAAGCAAGGTTGCCGAGACTACTACTGAGCGTAGTTTGTTGATGAATGCTGTTTTAGCTGCCAAAGTATCCGTAAATACATCACTAGCTACAAGCTTCTTCGCTAGAGCAGTATCAAATATCAATTTGTCTGCAGCAATCGAGTTTGAGCGAATGATATCGGTGTTCAAAGTTCCTATTCTAGCATCGCCCACAAATAAACGTTTGAAATAACCGTCAATCGCAGTGATTTCATCTAGAAGCGTCCTACCTTTGAGACGGATTTTAGCAGCTTCAATCAGAATGTTATTGCTATTCAGGTTGATTTGAGAAGAAATCGCACCAGGTCCCGTAAGGGTTTGGATAGCGTAGGAATCATGCAACTGTGACACCTGAGTTTGTGTGACAACATCCTGTGTGGATGTGTTGTCGCTGAACTTTTTAGGAGGTTTGTCACCTCTAATAAGCGATACCTGTCCAATAGCGACTTGTCCGTTCTTCATTAACCAAATTTCGAGAGGGAATTCTCTTGTTTTAGTCGATGATTTCTGGACCGTCATCGTACCTGTAATGATTTGAATTCCAGTTTTAGTGAGCGTTACTTTATCAGATGCAAGTCCACCGTCAGAAGCCCATAGCTCAATACCTAGAGGGGCATCTGGTAAGACATCCACCCATACTTCCATGCGATAGCTGAGTTTTTCACCTTTAGTAAAGGTTGAAGTGTTAAGTGGCAATGCGAAACCGTGGTAGACTGCTTGGTTTTTGCCAGTATTCGTAATCCGTAGTAACTTAGTGCCAGCTTGAACTTCGATAACATTAGCATCTGCTTGCTTTTTAATCCACTTACTAAAATTCGTTGGATCATATACCAGGTTAAAGTCATCCAAGAAATTAGATACACGACTAACCAGACCGTCAGCGGTCTGAATGACTTGTGAAATAGAGTCATTCTGTCTCTGAATGGTCTGTGTGTGACTCTTAACCGTATCGACTACATCGTTAAAATCAGCGACACTCACGATTTCAGAAGTATTAACATCGTAGTCTGTCATTCTGTCAGAATGCTCAAGCTTCATCCCACAGATTTCAAGACTACCATTACCATTTTGACCAAATTGGATTCTGTTATTTACTGCATCTGCTGTGAATGTGAATTGATATCGTACCCAATCTGTATTCGTGATAGGTTTGATAAGAATTCGGTTAAGGTCATTAGTCGTCCACGAACGCATCAAGAGATTGGCGCTTTGTTTTGAACTACTACTAGATACTCTGGCCCAGCATGACATTGTGTATTTCTCGCCAACAGTTAAATAAATATCTTGACCTATGTCTTTGTTTCCACCATTCGTATTTTCTATAACACGAATTCCTTTTTTAATTGCAGAGTTCGGAGCATCTGTTAGTGCAATTACATCCGTTCTACCATTACCACCAGAGCCATTCAATACCCAAGTTCCTTCCAAACCATTTCCAGAAGGGATGATAGACGAATTCTGCAAGAGATTGTCGTTTCTAATAACATCTCTCAGTTTGGTTTCAATCCGTGAGACTGTTCTTTGAAATCCGTCAACAGAGTTCTTGACTGTGTTCTGGACTTGGGTTGCAGTTTGAAAACCTCTGTCATTGGCCAATCTGTCAAAATCAGTACGAGATAATTTCTCGATAATCTGGTCAGCTTGAATATCGATTCTGTTTTCAGCAATCCTCAACCGTTCTGTTAACGGGTCAACTTCTTGCTTGGTCACAAGTGTTCTGATTCTGTCTGTTATCTGCTCGATTTTAGCAAAGTTGGAATCAGACAAGCCTTTAGAAGTATTAGCAGACTCAAGAGCGCTTCTAGCTTCTTCCAAAGCTTCTTCAGCGGTTCGAGTAACTGTTGAACCGATAGCTCGAATCTCTTCAATTTTGGTTCGTTGGTCTTCGAGTTTCTCGTTCATGCTGCTATCGAAACCTGAAAAACGATTGTCGATTTCATCGGATAGAGCACGCTTGTTTTCTTCTGCTTTGGCTTTGGCGAGTTCTATTTGGTCATTGAAATCTTGTTTGATTTGGTCAACCTTAGCATCGAACCCTCTGTCAGCTTCTTCAATTTGGTTTTGAAGTTGTTGTTCAAACTCGCTGAATTGTTCAATCTTCTTCGTGATTGTCCCAGCGTATGAATATTGCGCATCATTACCAGCTTTACTGTCGGCGCTGATTCGGCTACGGAGTCCACCTTTGAAACTGAAAGATTGACTCAAAACAGGGGATTTAAACGTCTCTCCCTTGTTAGTCTTAATTGTGACCCATTGACCAACGTCGAGAAGAAGATGGCCTTGAAAATTCAAGTTGAATGGATAATACCTGATGTCCTTAATTTTGTGATAAAGGTTATCTAAAATCGATTGAGTCATGAACGGATTTTCGATTTCAAGCGAGCGACCTGTGCGAGTTCCGACAGTCAATCCCTCTTTATCCTTCTTACAAGTGATACCCGCAATCTGGTATTCAACTTCACTCCTGGTCAATCCGTGCATGAAGTAGCTATCAGCAGTAATCACGATACCTGAGTCAGTTAACTCTTTGATTTCAAGTTTTCCTTCTCGGTTGAAAAAACAAGACATTCCGAGCATTTGAGTAGCTAGACTCAATACATCTCTGAATGTCATTTTCTTTTCTTTAGGTTTCGTTTCAATCGCATAGTTCATGGATGCAATATCCATGTTTTCATTTGCCAGTTCTACACCAGTCTTTAGGCAGATTTCTTTGACGACTTGTCTGATTTCTGCTGGAAAGGTCAAGTCTGTGACATACTCACGGTTTAACTTGAACATCCCGTCCATGAGGTCAAGCTTGGTCGTGTTACGGTTTCGGTCAATCTCAATATCATTGATGAAGTATTCACCCATCTTCACCCATTCATAGGTTCCATCGACCAAAAGACCGATTTCAGGGTAAATCTTATCAAGCTTATTGAATGTCGTGATAATGCTTGTAAAAGTAATCTTACCGCTACCTGCACACGTTCCACCAGGCTTGTAAGTATCACCTTTGATATAACCATACTCGAAACTAGCCTCTTTGATGTCGCTCGATTGGTAGGTTCCGACTCTGATAGCAAGAGTACGGTTTTTAGCAAACATAGCTTCATCGAATTTCTGTCGTCTGAATATATCCATGTTCTACCTACCTTTCTATCAGATTGAACTTAGCGCCCGACCAGGGCTTGAAATGTTCAGCAAACGAATAGCTTGGAGCCGTTCTGTCTCCAACGTAAAACGTTTTTGTTGTTTGGCCATTTATTGGATCGGGATAAGACACCTCGAAGAATTCAGGAGCTACAGCATTTAAAATCTGACTCATTTCACCTTGAGTCAGCATGCCCCACTCACAATTTAACTTCCTCTTGGTCGTGATACGGTCACGCACCATGTCTCCATTAGCATTACGCCCTGTTTCTCCGTCGATGTCTTGAATGTCTACTTGAAAAGATTTGGGAGGCTTAACAGCCACCCCGTTAATGATTAAACGTGCCATTTTACCTCCCTTTAAATGTTAAGCAAGACTTGTCCTGCACGTTCTTGTTCTTTGTTGATTTCTTGAATGGCTACACGTCCGAATTCGTGCCCACCAATTTGAATGACGATGTCACCACTTCCACTGAAGCCACTTGATTGTGTCAAGTTACCGCCTAGAGCATTGACTACAGCACCACCTACGACGCGTCCCATAGTATGTAAGAAGCCTGTGTTTTCAAGAGGCATGACAACCTCTTTACCAGCTTCACCAATCATGGCTACAGTAGGACTGTCAACGATACCACCACGAGCCAAACGAGGAAGGCTGACATAGCCAATACTTCCTAGAGATACTCCAGGGATTTTGTTGATCATGCCGATGACACCGTTAATCATACCAACGAAGCCATTGACAACATTCTCAATAGTACCTAGAACAGCGTTAACTGCGCTTCTGAAAGCACCACCTACTGCACTACCGACCATTTGACCTGCATTGACAAAGATACTCTTAACAGTTGCCCACACTCCACTGAAGAAACCTCCAATGTTGCTGAATGCGTTAACTACTGCGTTATAAGCACTTGTGAAGATAGTTCCGAACCAAGTGGCTACGTTAGCAAGTGCATTCGTGACATCGTTCCATCTTTCGCCGAACCAAGTACCGATATTAGAAAAGATTCCAGTAAGCCCATTCCAAGCCTTCTGGAACATATCTGTGAACCAGGTACCGACGTTTGAAAGAGCAGTAGTCACTTCTGACCACCTATCGCTGAACCATGTTCCCAAGTCCGTGAAGATGGCTACAATTCCATCCCATGCAGCTTGAAATACAGTAGTGAATAATTCTACGATTGAAGAGTTGACTATCGCATCAATAATGATTTGGAACACTGCTTTAACTAAATCCCACAACGCACTTAACGTGGCAATGGTGATGTCAATGATACCCTGAAAGACGTTCGCTAGAAAATCTTTAAGTGCATCGGTAACTTTATTCAAGCCTTCTTGAACCTTGCCAAGATCTCCTGAGAACACCCCTTCAATAACATCAATGATTCCACTTAGATAATCGGCAATATCACCAATAATCTTAGAAATCATGTCATAAGTAGCGATGAATATTTGAGCTAATAAGTTGAATACTGGCCCCAAAAGTTTGAAGAATGTCTTGACTAAGAATTCAATGACCGGATATAAATCCCTGCTCAATGTTTGAGCCAATTCAAAGAATTTAGCGATTAGCTCGACCACTTTCTCGACGGTCTTTCCAACATTGCTATTGATCACTTCTGAGAATTGCTTACCGAATTCATCGATGACTGGTTGAATGTGTTCATCCCAGCCTTTAACAAATACGTCAATGAACTTAGATAGGTCTTCGCCTGCTGTTTTAATTAGTGGCCTTATGTGATTTTCATAGAATACGCTAACCGTATCTATAATCTTGTTGATAGCTTGTTCTGCGCTCTCGAATATTGGAGCTACTGACTGGAATAGATTCTGTAAAGAGTTAGACAAACCTGGCGCATTATCCACAATAGCACGTTCAAGAGCTTGCATTAAGTCGCTACCCAGCTTCATGGAAATCTCTGTAACACTAGAACCGATTGCTAGAAACATAGAAACTAGAGAACTTCCAATTCTTACGGAGCCTGTTGAAGTAATCGCATCGTAGAATGCACTAGATAGCGCCTGAGCGATGTTTCCGATTGCTTCGTATATTTCACCGATACTATCGAATGAAGCCACTAAGGCTCTAATTATGTGCCTTTTTTGACGTCCTAGACCGTTAGCGATACTTTCAGCAAGAAATACACCAATACCAACACCAACAGTGGCAATTGAACCTGCAATCTGTCCGAGTGCGTAAGCAATCTTCTTGGTCATCCTGTCATAGGCTTCTACAACTCTTTTGTCCGTGGCAATTTCTGCTAGCGTTTTGCCGATTTCTCCTAAAGCAATCTTGATACGCTCCAAGCCGTCAGACCTGAATGCAGCGTTAAACCCTTTACCAAACAGGTCGAATAAACCTTTTAGTTTGTCTCCGAGACCGTCAAAGATGCTCTTGAATTGGTTATCCATGTCGGTCAAGGCTATTTCTGGCAAGATATCTTTGAAAGGTGCGCCACCGCCACCCTTTCCTTTCTTACCTTTGCCTCCACCGCCTCCGCCTTTGCCTTTTCCAGCACCGTCATCATCACCAGAATCGTCTTTCTTACCTAATAGGTTGATTTCATCAAACCCCATTAGACCAAGCAATTCTTTGACAGCTTTCTTTGCTGATTTGGCTGTGTCGTCGAGGTTATCGGCCATACCACCTGAAGCATCATCTGCGTCACCCATGGCATCTGCAAGGTCGCCTGCGCCACCTGCTGCATCTTGTAGTGAACCATTCATGTCATTGACTGCTCCAGCTACACCGCCGTCTTTTACAGTAGCTTTCTTGTTGAACATTAGAGCGATAAACTCGGCTAGTTTAGCAGTCACATTCTTCAATACCATAGCGAATGAATTCAAGACCGGCATGATAGCATTGATAATCGGCAAGAATGCGTTACCTACGTTCAAGGCAGCATCTTTTAGTAATGATTTAAACAAGCTGATTCGTCCGTTGACTGACTGAGACAAGGTTGTACCATATTTAGCAGTCGCTTGTTCCAAGATAGCCATCAAACGGATTTGTTGCTGAGTTTGGTAATCGAGTTGGTCCCAGCTTTGGCCATTTGCAAAACGTTTGAACGCTTCAGTAGATTGAATCATCGCCACATTGACGTTGATTCCTAAATCTTCAATTGCTTCGGTGTTCCCGAGCAAACCTGAACGAATACGCTCCATAACGTCCGTAATACTACGGCCTGAACCTTCAGCTACAACTGCAGATGTCTGAAGCATCTTAGCAGTATAGGCGCTAAGCTTGTCTGAGTCTTTGATAAAGCCAGAAAATAAGTTTGAATATACCGCCCCATATTTTGTCGCTTCACCAGTACTCATGTTCATAGCACTCGCATTGTCGTTAACCCATTTTAAGAATGTCTGTGAGCTCTCGCCCATTTGACGCTTAATCTGGTTGACTGCTGCTGTAACTTCAAGAGCCATTTGAGTCGAATACATACCGACATCAAGCATCTTTTTACCAAGATATGCCAATCCAGCGAATTTAGCTAATTTAGCAAAAGTACCCAACATGGAGCCAGACTGCGCCTTGATTTGGTTTGTAGACTGTTGTACCTTTCCAGATGCATTTTTGACTGTGTTCTCGACTTCTTTCATCTTGCTCTTGAAAGGTGCGATTTCAGCATCAATCATTACCTTAAGCTCGTCAAGAGTAACTCCCATCTATTCTCCTTTCATCTTCATTTTTCGATTATGACTCTCAGCGAATGCTCGCATACGTTCCTTATGCATCCTCATTTCTTGTTCTTGCCTTGCCTTCTCAACTTGAGCCCTTTCATCCTTGAATAATTCAGGGGCGTAGTCCCAAACATCAAGCGGTTTGGCATCTTTCGAGAGTAGCAATGAAACATTATTAGCAATCATTTGTGAAAGTCTGTAAGATTCAACAATTTTTTCTTTTTGTTTTTGAATAGTGACACGGTTGTGGCTTTCAATCATGTCCCTAATCTCAAGTATGGTTAAATCCCAAAAATCGAGAGGCCTCCCCCCGATATCTAAGAACATCGGGTATAGCCTCTCAACCATTTCTTTTACTGAATTTACAGTAGTCTCTTCTAGTCGACTACTTCCATTTTGGTTTTGGTTTTCTTGGGAGCTTTCTTCTTGCTTTTCTCCTCCCGTGGCATAAAACCCGATACTTGAAGCATCGGCAAGACAACATCTGCCATAAACGCTGCCTGGTCACCGCCATTGTCCACGTAAGAATCATATAGATCAGATACATCTTCGAATGAAATGCCATGTTCGTATTTCTGAAGAGCTCCGTGAGTCAAGAGCAACATCACCTTCAAAGGTGGCAATGCAAAAGACTCGCCCTCAGCAGGCATGAACACCTTAAGCAAGTTCACTCCGATTTTTTCTTCGACTTTCGTCGCTTGCAAGGATGTGAGGCGGAGCTTCAACTCCTTGTCCTCACTGACCTGCCAAACTGCGTATGGTAGAGTAGTCATCTATTAGCCTCCGATTCCGTCTGTGAACTCAAGTTCAGATTGCAATGCGATTTTAAGAGTAAACTCAATAACAGAGTTCACACCACCACCGCCAAGTTTGACAGATACTTGACCTTCAAATTGGACCTTAGTTTGGTCTGGGTATTTTTGTTCAAAGAAGAGTTTCTCCTTATTGTCTGCTGCTTTACGCAAAACACGATAAGGAGCATTTTCTCCATCGTTTTTGTAAGAGAATTTGTATTCTAATTCTCCAGCGTCACCAATACCGAACTCATATTTTTTAACCTTGTCTTCAAGAGTGGTATTTTCAACCTTTTCAGGTTCAATACCGAATTCGGGTACTTCTTTAAGACCTGCAAGTTTGGTATAAGTTCCTTTAGCTGTTCCGTAAGAAAGCGTAATTCCATTTGCTAACATTTATTAATTCTCCATTCTGTATTGATAAACCAATTGTGAATCTAGGTCGACAATGCCTTCAAACCGCATCAACTTATGACGTAAGTGCGATGGATCCGGAACATCTTGACAGTCAGTTCTTCGTAATCCTAACGATGCAAAAATCTTGTCGATTTCAACTGCTAGACTACTTGTGCTATCTTTGTCGAATATATCAACCTTGTAGCGGATATTCGACTTGCGTTCTTTTTCGTCATACCATTCACCTGGTTTGTTTTGTTCTTCTAAAAAAATGACGACTGGGAAGTTCTCCCAATCGTCTGGATAAGTATCGGTCACATTGTCTGCGACCTTTTGCAATTCTTTGTAAATTACGGGTTTAATATTAATCATTATATCTGCTCCTTCAGCTTTCTACTAACGTAGTTAGAGATGTTGTTTGATACACGTTCCTGGTTATCCTTCAAGGCAGGATACAAGTAAGGTTGTGCCGGCTGGCCATACATTTTGTAGAACTCGCCCATCTTTTGAAAATGGTAAGGTCCTACGTTGATTTGGTCTTCGTGCACGTACCACGGACTTGAGCGATAAGACACGCTCACATCTGGAGAGATGCCAGAATGACTAGCCTGTCCTTTCGGACCCGTTCCAAGTTCGACATAAGCGCCATGGTCTGAGTTTGTGAAGACTTCTCCAATTGCTCGGTCACCTTCCATCTTAACCCTTACTTTAATACTATTTCTCAATTCGCCCTCATTTGCTGGCGCTCTGAGTTTAGCTTCTGCTTGGACTACGTTTTTACACGCATTTAAGACCGCACGTCTGACGATATCATCGCCTACTTGTTTGCTTGCCAGTTTCCGACATTTAGCAATTAAGCTATCTGCTCCGATTAATTCTGACACGTTCTAACTCCAATACTTGATGTTGGCTATACACTTTCTTTGAAATAACCCGATGCGTGACTTCTGTCTCGCTCTCGATACAAACACCATCTTTTACATTGATATCTGCATCCTTGCTCGCATTCGCATTCAGGATATCGTTCAAGCGTTCGCCATAAATCTCAGATTGTAACTTGCTACTAGCTGGCCACAATTCCAAGCGTACCCCTTTAACATCGTCCGTGTATCCTTCTTTAGCAATTCCCTCATCTGTCACGGTCTTCTTAAACCGTTTCATAGGATATAGCTTCAGTCTACTCTTTTTCAAAAACATGACCTGCCACCCTTGCTAATCGATGCATCCGAATACGCTGTAGAACGCCCGTAGACAGTCCGTTTTCTCCGTAGGTAACAGAGATACCACCTTCACTTCTAGATTGCTCTCCTTCACTTCCTGAGCGATTGTAGAGCTCGATTACAAGTTCAGGGATAAGTCTTTCAAGTGCGGGTGTTAGATTGTCCCGATTGGTTTCTGATAAAATGATATTCTCTGCCCGTAAAATTAAAAACGAGAGGACCGCTTCGTCACTCTCGCCCGTCAACAATTTAAGTTTTCCAAGTTCCATAAGACCTCCTAATCTAAAGGAGTCGTCTCGTCTCCTCGTGCTTCGGTTTCTTCTTCGTCAATGACTTCAACCACATCTGCAATATTGACCGAGAACCCTTCTTCAAGATTGTGAGACAGTTCGTCAAAGCGTTCTTCTGTCATCTCAAAGATATCATTCTCTTGTCGAACCACATTTGCTTGCCAATCATTGAACGCTTGCTTGACTCTGACTTTCATAGGTCAGGCCTCGTTATTTAACCTTCCAGTTAGCTGAGTCAGAATCTGGTTTGTTGGTTGATCCAGTGATTTCTTTGATAGCAACATAGACTTTATCTTCATGAGTCACTGTGTCGCCTTTTTTGTAATCTGAACCAGACTTCCACGCTTTTGCACGGTTCACTGTTTTACCTTGAGCTGACTCTTTAGCAGCAGGTTTAGCATTTGCAATTGTGATGATGTATTTTTGGAAATGTTCAAGAACATAAGCTCCAGTGTAAAGCAATTGCTCTACCAATTCACCAAATCGACCAGGCACGTTGTCGTTGTACTTAGTGTTGTCAATCTGAATTGGAGATGTCACAACACCAGGTGCTGCTGCAAGGGCGTGTACATTTGGCAAGAATTTAGAAGGTACTTTGTAGACTGTGTAGTCATCCAACTCACCAACGTATCCTTTACCAAGGACTTTTTTATCAGCATCACCTTGTGGCAAGCGTACGATTTCAGATTTGATAGCCTTGTAGAAGCTTGGAGTAACAAAGAGCAAACGTTCTTTAGTGATTCCAAGCTCATCCAATTTTTCAGAAACGTCAAGAACTGCATTGTAAGCGTTGTTTGCGCCTGTTGTGTTACCCATAACAACATTTTCGCTTACATTACCAAGTGCTGCATCAAAACGAAGTTTGTCAAGGTATGGAGCTACAACTTCAGCAGCTTGACGAGCGATTACATATTCGATATTTACTTGACCGTTTGAGTCACGTTCGTCCAACTTGTCAACGAAACGGCCCCAGTATTTTTCTTCATCAAGGGTGTAGACCTTTTCTTCAGTTTCAACGTAATCAAATTCGTTTTCTTGGTTACGTTTGTAGTCTTTAAGACCAGTTGTGTTTCCTGTTGCAACAGTGAATGAGCGACCGTCAAGAGTTACTGCTTCACTTGGTGTCAAGAGCGGTGTTGCGTATGAATTTACTGCAAGTACATCTTCAATAATTCCAAGATGACGCTTGCGTGATTCTGCTGTGTTAATTGATTCAAATGCCATTTATATTTACCTCATTTTTTTATTTTTAGTGCAAAAAGTCTTTTTTCCATTTTTCTACAACTTCTTGCTGATTAGTTGGCGCAGTCTTAATAGGTGCGCTACCCTTCATGCGGTCAGACACGCCTTTCTGGACTGCATCCTCCCACGTTTTTTGAATGCTTGCAACTGATTCAGTTACAGCTTCAGCGTTTGACAAATCAACCACGGACACTAATTCAACTGGTAAGCCACGTTCGCTTAGCATTGCCTTAGCTTCTGCGGTCAATTCCTTACGAGCAATCGCTTGTTCACGATTAGCTAGTTCTTGCTCTAATTGTTTTAGCTGATAGTCTTTCTTCTCGTCAGCGTTCATCTTAGCAAGTTTCTTAGCTTCGTTTTCCTTGGCTTCCTGCTCTGATTTCCACTTAGCAAATTTCTTGTCGATGATGGCATCGACTTCTGCATCTGTGTACTTCTTCTCGTCTTGCGGTTGTTTCTCGATAGTAGGTTCTGCAGGTACCTCTTGTACTTCAACCGTTTCGACTGTTTGTGTTTCTTCGTTCATTACGAACCTCCTATTTTTAAAGTCGTCCCCGACTATATAATTCCATGGCTTTTTATGTCGTCAATGCTCGGACAATACAAAAACCGCATCGATTCTGATACGGTTAAACAACGATATACAATAGCAGTCTATTCCTGCCAGTCAAGATGTTGGATCACCTACTTTCTTTTTTTAAGCTCTTTGTTTAAATTTTTCATAAACAAAAAGATGAAAGATACCAGCAATAAGAATACCAACCAACCAAAGGCGATTGATACCCATTCCCAAATGAACATAAGCTCCTCCTTTCTGAGCACGAAAAAAGCACTTAGATTTCTCTAGGTGCTTAATTGTTATAAATTAGCAATCGTATCCTGGATACTTTGCCATAATTCTTCATCGCTTACCCCTGCGTATTTTTTTTCTATTTCCTCAATAGGAGAAATAGTAATCTCATCGGGTTGAGAAAGCCAAAACTTCTCTTCTTCCTTTGTCAAAGTATAAGGCATAACTAATCAATCCTTTCAAAAGTAAAGTCGTACTTTTCAGCAAACAATGTCAATGTTTTTTCCTGTGCTTTTACTTCAGTATAACCTAATTTAATCATTTTTTCAATCAAATTCTCATATTCTTGATTAGCTTTTTTATGTATCCGTTTATTAGGTTTTGAATACCAATATACACTTCCGTCATGACCTACCGTCAATCCATATTTGACAGTATTATTTTTACTTCGTTGTTGCAATGAAGCAAGGTCACTAAGTGATGGTGGATACCCTGACGGATGGTTATGAATTGAAACAAGACTTTGTTCTGGACTCTCTTTAAAAGCCTTTCTGACCTGTTCGTTATAAACTACACCCTTTCTCTTTCGAGCCTTGTTAGACAATGCAACAACCCTCCCAGACTCCGCATCAAGCAAATAGTAGTCTTCGTACGGTGTTCCATTTCTATGTTGTAGCATTTGTCTCGAAACTCTAGCGATAGAGTCAGAAAGATGTGAAGTTTTTGGATGTTTTTCCAGTTTATTAAGGAATTCATCACTTCGGACATAATCTAGGTTTGCTCCGAATTCCCCTCCACTTAGCTCACGTTCTCGTGGTTTCTCAACGTATTTGTCATACCACTCTTTATAGCTCATATCAGCAGGCACGTACTCAACTTTACCAGTCTTAGGATTTCTAGCCCTACGTTCTAGTTTGCTGTAATCGATATCGTCATCGTGTGCGATAGTCGTAGACCTACACCACGGATGTAGTGGTGGATAGTTTACACCAGGAATAGCCTTGTCTGTGTCGTAGACCTTGTTGTCATGTTCTTGACAAATCTCAGACGTCCGCCTGTCCAATACTGCCACAAATTTGTACTTAGTGATTTCAGCATCTTCATAGCTGAGCAATTCCATCTGATTATGAAAGAACGCTGACTCTGTACGAACTAAACGCCTAGCTTTATTCTGCCCAACTTCAAAACGTTCTGCGATTGCTTGAGATGTATCTCTTACACTTCGACCAGTCATGAGACTTACCAGGAGCTCGTCCTTTACGCTTGAAGCGAGCGCCCCAGTATTTGACCATATTCTGTCCGAATAGGCTTCTCCTGTCCATTTTAGCCCCCTCAGGCGCTTGATTTCTGTTTCAGGTAAGTCAGAGAAGCTATAAGCGAGTCCTGTCTGTTGCTGCAAGTCAAAGGTAGCCTTATAGTAGCTATCTTTCATCAAGTCGCTGTAAAAGGCATCTGAGCCCTTCTTCTCGGAATGATAGATAGACTCACGCATACGGTCTAAATCGTCGCTCAAACGTTCTAAATGTTTTATGCGATAAGCGTAAGCTGGACTGTCTAAGTCAGCAAGTAGCCGTTGGATGTTCGGGTCGTTCGGTCGAGCTTCAAGAACCTTCCGAAGTTCGTTCAGGTCCTTTTGGTCTTTCATGCTCTTTAAAACATGACGAGCATCACGCTCACTCAAACCATAATCACGCTGAAACTTATCAAAGACCTTGTTGATTTGCTTGTCTAGATAGGCTTTTGATTGCCTATAGATATCGTCAAACTTGTCCGCTTGCTTCTCAGCCTTATCCATCTGCTCATAGATGAGATTAGCCTTCCTCTTCGCCCAGTACTCCTCGTTCTTCATCTGTCACCTCTTCGTCTGGCTTCGTGTTGGCCTGATTAAAGAATGGCACACGTTCCATGTTATTCTCTTTTTCTTCTTCGAGTTCTTCCAACTCAGCGTCAGGGTCTTCAACGAATGGCAAGAGAGAAATAAGCTGACGAAGTGAAACTTTACCTTCAAGGTTATTGATAACCTGTGACAACTCAAGCAAGTTCTTAGGCAATCCACGGCTAAATTGTGGCACGATTGAATGAGCCTCAAGAGCAATCTGCTGCATGCCCAAGTAATGAGCGAAGATAGCAATACGTTGACGAATACCACGCTTGTAGTTCGCTTCCTTGGTCTTAGTAATCATCTCAAGACCTAGTAGCTTGAATTCCATAGCTACGCCAGAACTATTCCCTGCGAAGTTCTCATCTGTTAGATTCGGTACGTGACTGAATGTGTAGATATCTTCTTTCAACGATTTACGCAAGATTTCAGTAGCGTTCTCGTCCAGGGCGTTCTTTAAGAAATCAGCCTTGGCGTCTGTTGGTAATTCCAAAAGCCCTTCTTCAGCAAGGATGCTCATTGCCACTCTTGCATCTTCTAGATTGTCAGCCAACTGCGCACCATACAATACAAGAATAGACTCGACTGCTTGCTCCTTGTCATTGACACGATTACCCATCAACGAATTGTAAGCATCAATCAAGCTGATTTGTTGTTCATAATCGCCAATCGCAAAATGATTATTACGATACTCGATAATTGGAACCTGTCCAAGATTATGAGGTTCTACTTGTTCGTTCTGTGTAGTTCCTGTACTTGAATCACGCAGCACAATGTGATAGTGAAGATTCTGCGTGAAAACTTCCGCTTGATACTTAGTAGCATCCTTAGAATCGTCCTTAATCTCGTAATAGTACACTGCGAAAAGAACTCTGCGTTCAATACTATCATCGTAAACCAAGAACACATTCTCAGGATCTATACTGGTTGAATCAAGTTCGGTCAACCCTTCCTTCGCATAGATGTATTCATAAGCACGGCCATATATAGACATGTTCAAAGCATTCTGCGTGTCTACCTGGTCAATCTCGGCACCATCAAACGCTACAAGCAAGGATTCGATATCACCTTCAGCAGTATTGTTATACTTGATTGCATTGCCCATGAAGTAACCCGTAGCAGCGTCAGCAATATCCTTGGCGTGATTAGCTACTGTCTTGAAGTTCGGGGCGTTCTTGTTCCGTCTTTCATGTTTCAAGATAGCATGATCACCCATGTAGTAGTTTTTTAGCTTCTTCAATCGTTCGCGTTCTTGTGTGTGTTTCTGAATCAGCTTGTAAATCAATTCCTTGTTCAAAGCCGTTTCATCGTATCCCTCTCTCGGATAAGTTAAAATCTGATACATTTAATTCCTTTCTATAAGCCAAAATCTGACCGTCTGCGAACGGTTGCTTTAACACCTTCAATACATTGAAGACTATATCGCAGCGCGTCCATCAAGTGGTTATTCTTATCTTCTGGCTTGTTTAACCAATTGCCTTCTTTATCACGTTGATAACAATAGCTATAAAATTCGTCCATGATATGTTCACAACTCGGATGCACATAAATAGCGTATCCTTGTAGCTTGGACACGCCTGCCATGATACTATCCTTTCCTTTCCTACTCTCTTTAATTCGAGATATGCCATGCTCTGACCTAAGTTCTTCAATCAATCGAGACTCTGCGCTATCTGCGATGATTGTCGAGCGATGATAACCTTTATCCTTTATCATCTTAGCGACCTCTTTGGTTATCAAACCAACTCGGTATGCTTCGTCAAAAATATGTATCTCTTTTGTATTGTCGTTTATCAATGAACAACATAAAGCTGTTGGATCGTGAGTAAAACCAAAGTCAAGACCGATACATAGTTTGTTATCAGGGTTTCGCAACAACTCATCTTTATCAAATTCCTTGACAGTCACATTGTTGTAAATTAAACCTTCAGCAACCCCCCATTCGCCATCACAAACAATTCTTGCACGCCTTGGATTCGTATGATACAAATCTTCATAACGCTTGATATCGACTTCATCCAGCCACTCGTTACATCGATAGGTAGTCGTCATCGATAGCGTATCAGCTCGTTTAGTTTCTTCGTCAAAGAAGACACGTTTGAGCCAGTGCCTCTCGTTCCACGGGTTGAATGTGACCGTTATTTGTTTAAAGAAATCAGGGACGTCTAAGCTACCACGAATAGACTCGACAACCGTACTGAACTTATCTTCAGTCTCAATCTGATATGCTTCCTCGAACCAAGCCCAACACAAGATACCTACATCCACCGTGATAGATGTGATTTTAAGTTCATCATCCAAACCACGGAATAGAATCTTCTGTCCTGTTTCTCTCACTGTGATTTCAGGCAAGGACTCATTGAATTTGAATTTATGAGCGACCTTTAGTTGGTTAGCTGCCCACTTGAAATCTGTGTAAGTAGATTGCTTGTTCGTATTCGAATACCTACGAATGACAAGTAAGTTAGCCCAGGGATATTTCAATAAGCGTATGATGTAATTCAAAGCAGTCGTCTTGGACTTCTTCGAACCACGGGAGCCCTTTACAACTCGATAGAGATTTCTCGAACGCCAGAACTGACCATATCCACTGCCTACCATCTTTGGTAGATCTACGACAATATCGTTCTGTTTAATCTGGTATGTCTGACTCATTCGCAAACACCACCGTTCCAGAAACATCTGCATCTACTTTATCGGTCCACATCTTATATCGTTTACCTAGCAATTCAAGAGCTTTATTTCTATCGCTATTCTTCGTCGGGTACTCAACAAGTTGAGGAATTTCATTGTAGACTTTAACGGACTTACCACTCACAGGGTCCGGTTTCAATTCAGCGACCTTAGTCGTGACTACTGTTGTTTCCATGGCTTGACCAGAAGCAATCTCTGACAACATCAAAAGAATCTGTTTCTGCGTCAAAATTTTTTCATCCTGGAGCTCTTCCATTCGTTTTTCGATGTAATCAGAAATGTCAGCTTTTGTCAACAGACGCTGTCCTTGGCTTCTAGCAGTCTTTTTACTATATCCGGCCTTAATAGCAGCATCTGTTGCGTTTGCGCTGATGATGTACTCGTCAGCGAATCTTTGTTGTCTTAAAGTCAATTTAGTGATTTTCCATCACCTCCACTTCTTAAAAATCAAAAAGCCACTCAATGAGTGACTTAACGAGAGGCGACTACTTACCTCTTTTAGAATCAATAGTATATTGTTACCTTTTCTTTTTTATTTTGTTGTAGTCGTTAGGACGGCGCCCGGAATTGAACCGGGAAAACAAAAAGTTTGGAGAGCTTATCTGTGTGAGAACCAAAATAGTAGAGAATCCTATCGCCGTCATAAAGGGCGTTACGCCCTTCAGTAAAAAAATATATAGGAGCCTATCAGCCTCTTACTGACAATATCATAATATCACTTTAAAGTTTCACTTTAGTTCACTTTGTTCACGTTTTTTGATAAATTTCCAAAGGCAGACTTCCTAATTTTTTGAATAGCGCCTCGGCTATATCTCAGCTTAGCCTCGACCTCGTTCCAGGTCATCCCGTCGATGTAAAACAATCGCATTACGATGTTCTCCACCGGATCATCTAGCGATTCGATAGCTTGAATAAGCTCTTCACGTTCTTTATACAGATCTTGAATTTCGCGATAGAGCTGTTCCGATTTATCAATGATCAGCACATTTAATTCTTCGGACTGGTTTTTATTGTTTTTTGATTTCGGCATATTATCAAATTGCTGTCCTCGTAAAATACCAGACTTCAAGCTAATGATTTCCTGGTGTTTCGACTTCACTTTGATATCAATATATTGCAAGGCTTTTAATCGCTGCTTAATATTGATCGTCAATTATCTACCTCCAAAAGTTCAGGGTTTTCGTAGATTCTCGCTCTAACAGTAGACCAATCACAACCATAGTGTTGTGCAATCCAGTTTATTGACTTACCTTC